CGCCCTTAAAGAGATAAATAAAATTAATCCTGGCTTGCGGAAAGAATTTAACAAACGCTACAAAGACATTGTGAAACCAGTTTTGGATCAAGCAAAAATGGATTACCCACAAGATGCGCCATTGTCGGGAATGATTACACCCTACAAAAAACTAGGTGGCTGGAATGGCGGCTTAGTGGCGCGCGGTGTCCAAGCAAAAATCGACACAAGAAAAGGCCGAAAAGAAGTAGTTGCCGCTTTCCTTGTCCAACAAAAAACAGGTTGGGGATCCATTTACGACATCGCAGGCCGCACAAACCCCAATTCCAACTTTGCCCGAAACCTAACAGCGGCAAGCGGCCGCGGCGCATCACGCGCTTTGTGGCCAGCATACGAAGCAAATGCAAGCAAAGTTCAATACGCCGTGGTTGAATTGGTTGGCGATGTTATGGCAGAAGTAAACAGAAACTTGGTTTTCAGTGGCAATTAAAATTCCAATCATTTCAGAATTTAACCCGAAAGGGATAGCCGCCGCCCAAAAAGAATTTGAATCATTAACAAAGACAACCGACAAAACGGCCTTTGCGCTTAAAAAAATGGTGCTTCCAGCCGCCGCGGCATTTGGTGCAATTGTGGTTGGCGGCTACAAAGCGGCGCAATCCGCAAGCGATCTGAACGAAACAATAAACAAAACCAATGTAATTTTTGGTGACGCTTCAAAAGAAATTCAAGCATTTTCCCAGACTGCCGCAAGAGAACTGGGAATGGCAAAACAAGAAGCCCTGGATTTTGCTGCATCATTCGGTGGGCTTGGCAAAATGGCAGGCAAAACAGGCGATGACTTAGCAAACTTTTCTACAGATTTGGTGACGCTAACCGCCGACATGGCATCATTTAACAACGCCAACCCAGCCGAAGTTGCTTTGGCACTTGGCGCGGCTTTGCGCGGTGAAAGTGAACCAATCAGAAGGTTCAATGTTTTAATTAATGACGCAGCCGTCAAAGCCGAAGCAATGGCAATGGGCCTATATAGCGGAACAGGAAACCTAGATCAACAGGCCAAAGTTCTTGCAACCCACAGATTGATTTTGAAGCAAACAACCGACCAACAGGGCGACTTTAACAACACCATTGATTCAGCAGCAAACCAGCAAAAAATTCTGACTGCAACAATGAAAGATGCAACAACCAGCATTGGCAATGCTTTCCTTCCAATTCTGGAAGCCGTTCTGCCACTTCTAGTTAGTTTTGCAACATTTGTGGAAAAAAACAGTGGCTTGATTGTTGGAATGTCCATCGCGTTGGGCGTTCTTGCTGGGGCAATTGTTGCCGCAAACATAGCAATGAACGCCTGGAAAGCAATCAGTGTTATTACCGCAGGCGTGAACTATGCCCTGGCTGCATCTTTCACGGCCGTTCAAATTGCCACAGGAATTGGCATCATTGCAGTTGTCGCAGGAACAGCCGCATTTGTCGCATACAAAAAATCGATGGAAAGCGCAAAAGCCGAAGCCGAATCATTGGCAGGCGCAACAAACAATTTGACTGGGGCGTTTGTTGGCCCACAATTAACAGCCAAACAACTTGAAGAACGCATGAAGGCTTTCAATACACAAGGCACAGGAACAACAAAAACGGTTGAAAGCCTGGCCAAAGCTTTGAAAGAAAAACTTGGCGAAGCATTGGACGCCGCCAACGACAAATTAGATGACGCCAAACGGGCATTCACCGATTTTGCAAATTCAGTTTCCGATGGGTTGAAAGATGCGTTTAGTTTTGGTGACGCACAAGATGCAGGCAAAGAAACAGGAAAAGGTTTCATTCAAGGTTTGCGTGATCAGGTTTCGGGCATTGTCGATTACAGCAAAAAGATTCAAGAATTGTTGGATAAGAATTTGTCAAAAGATGCTTTGCAACAGGTTCTTGCTTCAGGTGCTGAAGCAGGAATGGCGATTGCGGATCAATTGATCAAGGGTGGGCAAACAGCAATTGATGAAACAAACGCTTTGGTGGATTCTGCTAACGCAGCGGCTGGCAAAGTGGGATTGAACGCGGCTGGCAAATGGTTCCAAGAAGGTGTGAACACTGCACAAAAATTGGTTGACGGTATCACTGGCGAACTGGACAAGTTGACGCCGAAATTGATGAAGAAGATGGATGAGATTGCCGCCAAAATGAAGCGCAATGTGAACATTGATGTGGTGGTCACTGAACGGGTCAACAAAATTATTTCTACATTTGGTGGGGGAATCCCTGCAATGGCTGAAGGTGGCATTGTGAACCGTCCAACATTGGCTTTGATTGGTGAAGCAGGCCCTGAAGCAGTTGTGCCATTGTCCAAAATGGGTGCTGGCGGTGGTGATGTGAACATCAATGTGAATGGTGGGCTGGCAACTTCGGCAGAAATAGGGCAAACAGTTCTCAACGCTTTGCGCGCCTATCAGCGTTCCGCAGGGCCTTTAAATTTGAACATTGCATGAGCGGCTACGCGGTTTTAGATTCGGGCAATTATGACCTGCAAATTGCCACAGGGTTCATTGTTGACGGCTTTACCCTGGATGATGCAACCAAGGGGGTTCTTGACAACACCGATTTTGTTTTAGATGGAACAACAGAATTTGCATCAGTCCTGGAATCCACTACCAACATTGCGGTTAAACGCGGTCGCCGTGACACGGGCGACCAATTCAGTGCTGGCACAATCACCTTCAACATCACTGATGTGGATGGTATTTTCAACCCGTTCGATGAAGATTCGCCTTTTTACAACACTGAAGATTCACAACCAGGGTTGGCCCCAATGCGTGAACTGAAGTTGATTCGGTACGATTCAACCAACACCCCTGAACTACTCTTTTCAGGATATGTGGTCAATTATGACTACAACTTTGGGTTGGGAGAATTGGACAGCGTGACCGTGTACGGCGCGGATCAGTTCTATTTGCTGGCCCAAACCTTTTTAGACGAATACAACCCCACAGCCCAACTTTCAGGGGCGCGAATCACATCAATTTTGGATTTGCCTGAAGTAGATTTCCCAGCCGCACAACGAAACATTGCCACTGGCACAGTCAACCTTGGCCATGATTCCGCATATACAATTCCAGCAGGCACAAACGCCCTGGCCTACATTACCCAAATAAACCAAACAGCCGAATTTGGGCGCGTGTTCATGTCCCGTGAAGGTGACTTCACATTTCAAAACCGAATCGGCAACACCCTTTCAGGCCCCGTGGCCGACTTTCACGATGACGGAACAGCGATCCCATACACGGGATGCGGCATATCGTTCCAGGCTGACGCAGTAATCAACCGCGCCGTCCTAACAGGCCTAGACGGAAAGACAGCGACCGCCGAAGACACGGGATCAATAGCCCAATACTTCATCCAAACCGCCAGCATTGGAAACAGCCTTCTACACGAACAAAGCGAAATTGATGCTGCCGCCGCATACCAAATATTTCCACAACCCGAACCACGGTTTACCACCGTTGAAACCCCATTCTTGGCATTAACCACCCCACAAAAAGACACCCTGGCAATAGTGGAAATTGGGGACACCATCGCCGTAGAAAAAACTTTCCCTTCAGGCGTAACCACAACCAGCCTGGCGCAAGAACTAGCAGTGGAAGGAATCGAACATTACATTGACTATCAGTCAGGCCACCGCGTCATTTACTTCACAAGCCCAACTACCGTTGTCTATGAACTGATTTTGGATGATGCTATATATGGCACAATAGACACAGAAAATGCTTTAGGATAACCAATATGACTACGCCATTTCCGTTCGTTGCTGGAAATATTCTTGAGGCCCAGCAACTTAACGATATTCAAAATTTGCCTATTTCAGACAAGACGGCATCCTATGTTTTGACGGTCGCTGATGTTTACAAACGCACAATGATGAATTCGGCCAGTGCCACAACCATCACTGTGAACAACAGCATTTTCACTGTCGGCGATGTCATCCAAATCGCCAACAAGGGTGCAGGAACTTGCACAGTCACCGCTGGGGTAGGCGTAACAATTAACACATCGGGTTCACTTGCTTTGGCGCAATATGGGGGCGGCTATTTGCTTTGTTTGTCGGCGTCAACTTTTACTTTTTTTAACTTAGGTGGTGGCTCAGGCTACGGAACAGCAACAGGCGGCAGTTCATCTAGCATTACCGTTGGCGGAATAAATTACACGCTTTTGACTTTTACATCCGACAGCAATTTGGTTGTTTCTAAGGCTGGTTTGTTTGATGTTCTTCTAGTTGGTGGCGGCGGCGGCGGTTACGGCGCAAGCAGTGGTTACAACTATGGCGGCGGTGGTGCAGGCGGAGTAATACTTTCTACCGTTTATTTTAACGCTGCGACTTTGGCCGTGGATGTTGGTGCAGGCGGCGCGGCTGGCGTCCGTGGATTTGACAGCACAATTGGCAGCGTCACAGTTGGTTCAACTGTTTCCCCTATTGCTGTCGGCGGCGGAAATACTCGATGGGCTTATGATCTTGGCAATACTTCATTGGGTGTTGGCGGTTCAGGTGGCGGTAATAGTCAAGAATTAGGCGCATTGACAAACGCTGTTGTAGGACAAGGTAACAACGGCGGCGCAGGCGCAGGCCCTAATACTTCTACAGCAGGCGGCGGCGGCGGCGGCGGCGCAGCAGCGGTAGGCCAAGCAGGAAACTATCCTGGCGGCCCTGGCGGTGCTACAGGTTTCGGCGGTGCTGGCGGTGCAGGTCTAGATATTTCCGTTTGGCTGGGTCAAGCATTAACAACTACCTACAAAGCAGGTGGTGGCGGCGGTCGCTGTTCAGGTGCAACTAGCGGTGCAGGCGGTATAGGTGGCGGCGGTGCTGGCAACAGTGCTGGTTCAGGTTCGGGAACGGCAGGAACAGCAAACAGTGGCGGTGGCGGTGGTGCAGGATTTACTGGCGGCGCAGGCGGAAGCGGAATCGTGTATGTGAGGTTTAAGGCATGAACGAACAATATTTTGCACAAATTAATAACGCAAACATTGTCACGAATGTTGTTGTGGCTAGTACCGAATTTATGGAACAGAACCCTGATCGCTACCCTGGAACATGGGTGGAAACATTTTTTGATGTACCAAACAAAACTTATGCAGGCGTAGGATACACATACGATCCGACAGCACAAGATTTTATTGCACCACCACCACCACCACCGCACGAAGAATAATGACATGGGTCCGCAGATTGTTGGCGTTATCGTGGCTGGCTGTTTTAGCGTTCTGGTGGCTCTCATCCACACGATGAGAAAAGAAAACCGCAAAGATCATGGTGAGGTTCAAAGATCTTTGGGCCGTATAGAACAAAAAATTGATGGACACATGGAGAACCACGAATGAAAATACAAGACAAAGCAATCCTGGCGTCCTACTTGCGTTCCGTTGTTGCCGCAGTTGTCGCGGTTTATTCAACGGGTGCAACTGACCCAATGGATTTTGTAAAGGCTGCAATTGCCGCTCTGATCCCACCAATTATGCGTTGGGCAAACCCGAAGGATCCAAGCTTTGGCCGTTCCGCATAAACGCAAAGTAGTGTTGCCAACCGTTTTGGCACATTGTAAACCAGGCGAATTGCCAGCAAACATGTTGGTGGAAGTAAAGCCCTATGGGAAACTTTTGTTTTGCGCGGCTGATGCGTGGATGGCTTTCAAGCAGCGCGCACATCAAGAAGGAATTGCAGTGTTTAAACCGTCCAGCGCAAATGATTGTTATCGATCCGTTGCCACCCAAACCATTGCGTGGAATGACCGCATGACCACAGTCCCTACGGAAGGCGTAAAGCCAAAGGTTTATCAAGGCAAAAATTTCTATTTGAAACCAGGAAAAGCCCCGATTGCACAGCCAGGAAAAAGCAACCACAACTGGGGAATTTCCGTTGATGTTCACACAGCATCAGGCGAACGATTTGAATTTATGAAAGCCCACGCCCTGGAATACGGTTTCACCTGGGAACTAGATTCTGAACCTTGGCACATCAACTATTTCGTAGGTGATCGCGTCCCTGAAGCAGTCACAGCATGGAAAAATTGGAAATCCTTGCAATAGCCATTTCCATTGTCTAGGGTCAAACCACCCGATGAAAGGAAATCAATTATGACGCTTACCGCCCCCAAAATCATTGCAGGGCTCATTTCTATCTTGTGGGGCTTTGCGGCTCTCCTAGGGCCTCAGAATGCCCAATCCGAGCCTTCTAGTAGCACAATCGATTTGGCCCCGTACCTGATTGAACCAACCACAACCACAAGTTCCACGGTTGTGTGGATTAACCCTGAATCTAACGCTTGCGAACAGTTCTCAGGTGCAGCGGTCAACATGGGTTGGCCCATCAAACAGCGCGAAATGCTCAAAAAGGTGATGTTCCGTGAATCCAGGTGTATCCCCATTGCCCACAATAAGGCAGACACAGTTGGCCAGTCCTACGGCTTGCTACAAATCAACACATTTTGGTGTCAAAGCAAAAATTCGTTTTTGCAAACACGCGGCGTTTTGACCGATTGCGAATCTCTGTTAGACCCCGTTGTTAACCTTCAGGCTGGATTGTTAATTTGGCAGAATTCCCGTTGGCATCCGTGGGGTGGTAAATGAGCGAAGGTGTTGCATGGAACCAGGGCGAACTGTCCGAAGATACACGCGCAATGATCCGCCAACAATCAGAAAACAGCCACCAAATGGCCGTGTTTAATCTAATTGACGAAATCTTTAGGCCACATCACACACCGCCAAAGCCAACCGACAACCATTTATTGCGCGGCCTTAGAAACATGCTTATTGATTTTCAGTTAAGTGGCCAAGATGACTATGCGGAATGTGTTACTTTGGCAATTGAAGCCCTTGGTGGCGAAGTTAAACCCGACTAAAAAAGGAAACCCGACATGAGCGAACAACTAGAAATGTTCACAACCACTTTGGGCCTGGCAGGACAAAAAACACGGCCAGCATTAGAAAGCCCAACAGTTGCCATTGCAAACAATGCGCCTGACACATCACGCGAAGCAGGCGAAAAAGCCAAATCCCATTCAGGGAAGCAGCGTGAACTGATCCATTTTTGGATTAAGTGGGCATCAAAAAGCGAATCACATGGCATCACCGCAGACGAACTTTCCGTGTTGCTGCTACTTCCAGCCCAATCAATTTCAGCGCGCATCAATGGCCTGCACAAAGATGGTTGGATCGTTGACAGCGGCAAACGCAGGAACACCCGTTATGGCAGAAAAGCAATTGTTTGGAAGGCAAATTGACCAAATTTGGGCGATACATCCCATCCGATTACGCAAACAAACGCCATGAACGCATCATGCGCGCAATTCAAATAGACAATTCCCGAACAGTAAAGGCAACAAACATGGCATTTGATCTAAGCAACTACGAAACCGTTGAAACCCGATTGGCCAGGTTTTGGGAATCATTCCCTGACGGCCGCATTGAAACCACACTGATGAACTATGACGGTGAATCCTGCATTGTTCGGACAGTCATTTGGAAGCATCGTGATGACGCACAGCCAACATCCACAGGTTATGCACACGAAATTCACAGTGATCGCGGCGTGAATGCCACATCATTTGTGGAGAACGGCGAAACCAGTTCAATCGGTCGCTGCTTAGCCAACATGGGATTTGCCACACAAGGCAAACGGCCATCCAGGGAAGAAATGCAAAAGGTGGAACGCCTGTCCACAAACACCGCTGTAGTTGGCTCAGGGCAGCGCGTAGAACGCCCACAGGCCACACAACCAGCATTTGCCACATCTAAACAACAGAACTTTATTAAAGCCCTGGCAAAAGGCAAAGAATGGGATGAAGGCCAAACGCTGGAAGAACTACACGCCCTACTTGGCGTTAACGATGTGATCTTGGAAACATTGTCAGGCGCACAGGCCAGCCGCGTGATTGAAGCCTGGAAATGATATTTGATGAAAAACAAACTGGTGCAACATCTGTTGAAATAGTTGACTATTTGCGCGGCATAATTGACACATTGCGCGCTGAAAAAGCATTGCTAGAAAAGCGATATGCAGATTTAGAGGCAAGCCGCGAAACATGGCAAAAACTGGCGCAAGCGTGGGAATGGTTAGCAGACAACAAACGAATTGTGCCTGCTGATGAATGAAGTCGAATTCAAAGACATCATTGTTAGCGTGGCTAAACGCTATGGATGGTTAATTCATCACGATTTGCCTGCACAGAATTCGCGTGGCCGTTGGGCAACACACATTCAGGGTGATGTCGGTTTCCCTGATCTGTTACTGTTGCACCCCCACAGCGGCAAACTTTACATTGCTGAACTTAAATCAGACAAAGGCAAACTGACACCTGGACAGAAACGATGGTTGACCGCATTTGAAAACGCTGGAATCTATAACACAGTTCTGAAGCCAAACGATATGGAATATGCGCTGTACCTACTAACAAACCATCAGATTTAACTACACACATAATCGGCTAGAACCAAAGGCTGTTCACCTGTCGCAAGGTGTGGGGCGTAAACAGGGGAACCTGGGTAGATGAACGCGCCCTGAATCATGCAACACGAAATGAATTAGGCAAAGCGTTCAGGCGAGGTGTAAACAATCATCATTGAAAGAAATGGGATCGGGTTAGGGCAACCCCGAGGGTGGGCAATCATCCCTCTGCATTGCGTTACCATTTGCAACACATAACACAAACAAACCGAAAGCCACCAACATGAACCCGACCACAAACACCACCCACCCCCTGCCAGCAAGCCCCCCAGGGGGCGCGCTAGCACAAGCCGAAGGCGCGTGAGATGCCACGCCAACACACCACAAACGATAAACAATATGCAGCCGCACGGCGCAAGGTACTGGCCGAACACCCTGAATGCCATTGGTGTGGTGCTGAAGCAACAGAAGCCGATCACCTCATCCCACACCTATTGGGGGGAGACAACACGACAGACAATTTGGTTAGTGCATGTAAGCCTTGCAACGCCAGGCGTGGGGCTCAACTAAAGAACAAACAAAACAGCGACAGACAACGCCAACGAAAACAAATATTAGACACAAAAGAAAAACATTTAGAAAATAATTCTGAAAATGTTTTTTTACACACAAAAGGAAGCCCCCGAGCCCCTCGCTTTCCTCTATCTGAACGGAACCAGTCGGGTTCAGTCTTAACTGGCCAGGATCAGCCAAGGTTGGAAAGTCCTGCCCATGATGCGGCTGGATCGTTCGGGCCTGATGTGGGGGTGTGGGCAAAACAGCATTTGGAGATTGATTTGATGCCTTGGCAGTTGCAATGTTTGACGGGTCAATTGGCTTATGACGAACAGGGTGATTTGTTGAACAGGATTTCGTTGGTTTCCACTGCTAGACAGAATGGAAAGTCCACGGCTCTTGCGGCTTTGGTTGGTTGGTGGCTGACAGAGATGCCCAAAATACGGGGGCAAAAGCAAATGGTGTTGACTACTGCAAACCGCCTGGATTTGGCTGTTACTTTGTTCGATTTGTTGAGTGATGTGTTGGAAATCAAATTTGGGGCGAAACTGACAAAGGCTTATGGGCGGAATGCGGTTCAAATGCCTGATGGTTCACGGTGGATTGTTCGGGCCGCAAAGCCCAATGTGGGCCACGGTACTTCAAATGATCTGATCGTGGCTGACGAAATTTGGGACATCGGTGATGCTATTGATGGCGGTTTAATCCCGTCCCAGCGCGCTAGGCGTTCGCCATTGCTTTCCATGTGGTCAACCGCTGGCACAGAATCCAGCACAGTGTTCAAAAGATGGCGTGAACAGGGATTGCGCGCAATCGACAAAGGCGAAACATCCACTTTCTACATGGCGGAATGGTCGCCTGATCCTTCCCTAGATGTAAACCTAGAAAGCACCTGGGCGCATGGAAACCCCAGTTTGGGCTACACCATCAGCATGGACACATTGCGAAGCGAATCCAACAACCCGAACCGCGCCGAATTTTTGCGCGCTTCCTGCAATCTTTGGGTGGCCAGCGATCAAGGTTGGATTCCCCCAGGGATGTGGCCGCAGTTGGAATACAAAGAACCGATCCCCGATGGGGGTTATTTAGGCATAGAAGTTTCGTTGGACGATTCACGCTATTTTGGGGTTCGCACAGTCCAATTGCCTGATCGGCGCGTGGCCGTCACCGTGGCCTTTGTGTGTGACACCTATTCGGCAATGTTGGAAGAAGTGTCAAAACTTGCGTCAACTAGCATCAAGTTTTTGATTTCCCCTAGCATCGAAATCCATTGGCCAACCGTTTATGACCAACGAACCGAAGTGGTCGGCTACGGCGAAATAGTGCGCTACACCGCAGGCGTGAAAAACATGATTTTTGAAGGAATGTTGGTTCACGATGGATCAAAACAACTTTCCGAACATGTACAGCGCGCCGTGGCCGTGAAAGCAGAATCATCTATTGCTTTATCTTCCGCACGAAGCCCAGGGGAAATTGCTTTGGCAAGGTGCATGGTTTGGACAGCGGCCCATGCCAGCCGCCCAACGATTGTCGGGAAACCCATCATTGCGTTTGCGAATCGCTAATGTACCTAATGGCATTGGGTTCTTGCTGGCCTTTTGTCGGGATCGGATAGTTTGCGACCCAATGCCACCAACAAATCTAGAATTGTGACACACTGAACTATGGCCATTTTCAAAACAAAGGTGACGAAAGCCGCCATTTCACCACAGGAACAACCGTCCATTTCGGCTGCCGCTGGCGGAACTTATTACCAGGGCAACGGATCAGGTGAACAATCAATTGGCGAATACTATTCGTACATTCAAGGCGATTTGCGGAACCGCGCAATGCGCGTTCCAACAATCAACCGCGCGCGTGACCTGATCGCGTCAGTAGTTGGCAACACGCCAATGAAAATGTATCGCAAACGCTGGGATGAAGCCACAGGCGAAATGATCGAAACAGAAATTGCGCCGCGTTCCTGGATCGCTCAACCTGATCCGCAATTGACCTATGCAACTTTTTGGAGTTGGGTTTTTGACGATCTTTTCTTTTTTGGTAGAGCCTTTTTGTGGTGCAGTAGCAGAACCCAAGACGGGATGCCTGCTTCCTTCTCGCGTTTACCAGCCGCGATGGTGAACACGCTTGACATGAGCGGCCCAGTCTTTGCTTTCGGTAAATCAAACCAGATCTATTTTCAGGGCGCACAAATACCAACTGAAGATGTTGTGCAAATCATTGGTTCCAATCAGGGAATCATTTACCAATCGCCACAAGTCATTGCAACATCACTGGCCCTAGAAGATGCGCGCCTGCGCAATAGCAGTTCCGCTTTGCCTGCTGGCGTACTGCGTCAAACATCAGGAGAACCACTATCAGGCCAAGAACTTTCTGATTTGGCGCAAGCATTTGAACAGGCGCGCCGCAGCAACCAAATCGCGGCCATCAACCAGTTCGTGGAATGGCAGCCAACAGATGTTGACGCATCAAAAATGCTGCTTTCCGAAGCCGCCGAATTCCAATCAAAAGAAGCCGCGCGCATGTGCAACATCCCTTTCTTTCTTAACGGAAACAGCGTTGGATCTTACAGTTACCAATCCAACCAGGGCGCGCGCCAAGACCTTTATGTGTTCGCGGCCCGTTCCTACATGTCAGTAATTGAACAAACAATGTCAATGAATTCAATTTTGCCCCACGGAACTTGCGTCAAATTCGATGTGGATGATTACCTGTCGGAAATTGTTGACGGCGAAGAAGAAATGGCCGATTACGAAGAAACAATGCCAACAATGAACCCAAATATGGAGTAGAAATAGAAACATGTTAAAACTAATTTCCACCGATTTAACCTTGGACGCAGCCGCCGTTGAAGGCACACCTTCCCGTTCCGTTTCGGGTGTGGCCGTTCCTTATGGCGTGGCCGCAACTGTTTCTGATGGGTCAAAGGTGATCTTTGAACCTGGAAGCCTTCCAACGGATGGCAAAGCCCCAAAATTGTATTTGAACCACGATTCAGAACAGGCCGTTGGCATTGTCACCGAAAGAGTGGACACCCCTGAAGGCATGATGTTTTCGGCGCGCATATCCAAGACACCCCAGGGCGAAACCGCGCTCACTTTAGCCCTTGACAAAGTTATTGATTCAGTGTCCGTTGGTGTAAATCCGACCAAGTTCAAAATGCAAGACGATGGAACAATGCTCGTCCAAATGGCCGACTGGATCGAATTATCTCTAGTCACTGGCCGCCCAGCATTTTCGGGGGCCATCATCACTGATGTCGCAGCCACCGAACCTGAGACCATCCCACACGAAGAAGATTCAAAAGATATTATTCAAGAAGAAGTTTCAAACGAGGAGAACCCAACCATGTCCGAATCCACCCCAGTAGAAGCAGCAATCCCAACTTCCCCAGTTGTATTTGCTGAACCAAAACGCGAATTCAAAATGCCATCCGCTGGCGATTACCTCGCAGCAATGCACATTGGTGGCGACACCTATCGCAAAGTAAACGCCGCATTCCACGAAGCAGCGCGCCGCAATCAGTCAGCAATTGAAGCAGTGTCGCAAGACCTAACTTCTGACACACCTGGCTTGCTGCCCGTTCCCGTGCTTGGACCTGTTTTTCAAAATTACAACTTCATGCGTCCAACCGTTTCCGCATTCGGAACACGCGCAATGCCAAACGGATCAGGCATTAGTTTTACGCGCCCTTCCATCACAACATCGACCGCAGCGGGCAAGCAGACCACGCAAGGAACCGCAGTTACTTCACAAACAATGGTTCTTGCCGCAAATTCGGTCAGTCGGCAAACGGTCGCTGGGTCCATCCAGATCGCACAACAGACAATGGATTTCACGGATCCAGCCGCAATGAATGTGATCTTGAATGACCTCGCTGGACAGTATTTGAAGCAGACGAACGACATCGCAATTGATTATTTGGTGTCACAAAAGCAGGCTTCGGGTTACACCTGGACAGTTACCGCAGGCGATGTTTCAAGTTTGATCACTGGCATCTACGGTTCCGCAGAAAACATTTCGGCAACCACCAACCTGTTCCCAACCCATCTTGTGTGCAGTGTCGATGTATGGCGCAAACTAGGTTCACAGGTTGACGATGCAAAACGCCCAGTGTTCCCAGCAATCGGCGCGCCTGGCCTTATCGGTCAGAACACGCTTGGCGCAGGTTCGGCCGCTTCATGGTCGGGAATGAACCCACTTGGTTTGGAAATTGTGGTTGACGGAAACGCCGCCGCAGGAACCTTGCTTGTTGTTCACGCCCCAGCCGTGGAATTCTACGAGGCCCAACAGGGCATGCGTAGCGTTGAGGTTCCAGACCTTTTGGCCCGTACCTTCTCCTACTACGGCTACTTTGCAACATTCGTTCAGGATGCCCAAAACCCATCAGCGGTTGCAGGAAGCCAGTTCGTTCAAGCAATCACTGTCGCTTAGTAGAAAGGCGGCTTTACCGCCATGGCTACTTACACCGTCACCCATAAACAACTGATTGATAATTACGCCGTCCTTCAATTACTGACCCCCACAGAAATTGAAATCGGCACATCAATCACGGTTGCCGCAGTTGGCGCGCCATTCAACGGAACCTTCACTGTTTACGCCTGCCCCGAATATCTTTTTGTTGGCACAGACAGCGAAGGTGACTTGGATTTTGATCCATTCACACCAATTCCAAATCAAGTGCTGTTTGCTTGCACTGGAAGCGATGTTCAACGCGGCGCGGCAACTGGCACAGTCACCTACGCCCCTGTTTGCACCTGGATCACTGCTAACGACATAGCAGATTGGTTGTATGTCGCCACAGCGACCGCCGCAGACCAATCTTTCTTGACGATTGCAGCGGCCGCAGCCAACCAGTTCGCATACCGTAGGAGACAGGAAAGCGGCTATTTTGATTCGCTTAGCACTGTGCCATCGCAAGATGTGAAATTGGGGACGATGATGTATGGCGGCGCGCTGTACCGTCAACGCGGATCAGTGGATGCTTTCGCATCGTTTAACGAAATGGGAAGCCAACCACCAATGGCGTTGTCAGGCTTAGTAAAACAATTGCTTGGCATTGAACGCCCCCAGGTTGCTTGATGCCCACCGCCTACACCGACCTACTGAACAAAGCGTTGGACAGTCTTGCCACCACTTTGAACACCATCACCCCAGCCATCCCAATTGTGACCGACCCCAGGAACATTCAAGGTGCTTGTGCATTCATTAACGCCCCCACCTTCACGACACCGCTAATGAAAAACAAACGCATCCAATTGACCTTCCCTGTTCAACTTATTGTTCCTGGGCCTTTTAACCTTGACGCACAACGCAAACTGTTAAACATGACCGCCCAAATGTTGGGGGCCAATGTGGCAATCACTGAAGGCCGCCCCACATCCATAGAGATTGGCGGCGCGTTGTACCCTTGTTATGAAGTTATTGTCAACATGGAAGCGAGTTCACTGTGAAATTAATGATTATGTCCAGCAAGGTTGGCAAGGTAGGCGACTACTTTGAACCAACCGAAGGAATCAATGTCCAGGCTCTAATTGACGGCGGTTTTATTGCCTATGAGCCTGAATCCACCGACACACCAAAAAAATCATCTACTATCAAGAAAACACCTAAGGAGTAAAAATGGCCACTTCAACTTATCTTTCAAACTTGTCAGCATTAACCGTGAACAGCGTTTCATTGGTGGATCAATGCACAGGCATTGTGTTCACGCAATTGCGCGAAGCATTGGACAAAACCACGCTGGCAGACACTGGCCGCACATACACAGGCGGCTTGTATAACAACGAATGCACCATGACACTTTTTCAATCATATGCAGCAAGTGAGACTTACCAAACACTTGCTTCAATCGTTGGCACACAAACAACGATCGTTGCAACAGTTGTCGAAGGTGCAGTGACAAAAGTGTTTACGCTGGCCAATTGCTACCTAGAAAGCATGCCTGTTATCAATGGCGCGCTTGGAGAATTAAGCACCGTGGATTTGACCTTCACGGGCGGCGCGCTAAGCGTCAGTTGATCACGGCCATCACTTGGCCCGACACAAGGAGACAAAGTGAAACTGAAATTAAAAGTAACACCAACACCAGGCGAAGAACCAATCATTATCACAACAAACTTGTGGTGCATTGCTGAATGGGAAAAGCAAGAAAATCGCAAGGTTTCCGATGGCCGCGGAATCGGTGTCATGGACATGGTTTTCTGGGCTCACTTCATGCTAAGCACAACCAGTTACAAAAAGAAACTGGGTGCTACACCCAAGTTGTGGTTGGAAGCCAACCCTGACATGGAAATTGAAGCGGTGGACATGACAAACCCAAACCCTACGGGCGCGGAACCTACCGAAGGCAACTAGCAGAACTTCTAGTTTCAGTAGGGTGGTTTCCGCCGCACATAGAATTTGATACACGCGACCTTCAAACAGTCATTAGTGTTCTTAATGAACAAGCGAAGGAAAGGCGACAAAAATGATGACATCATCAGTTCAGGTTTACGGTGTCAAGGCCGCCCTTAAAGAGATAAACAAAATCAATCCTGGCTTGCGGAAAGAATTTAACAAACGCTACAAAGACATTGTGAAACCAGTTTTGGATCAAGCAAAAATGGATTACCCACAAGATGCGCCATTGTCGGGGATGATTACACC